TGCTGCGGCTTTTGCCAAGGCCTTTACCTATCGCGGAGCCCTGACCGTCTTTGCCGTGGGCACCTTCCTCCTGGCTTGGTACGCGGTGTCCCTTGATCAGAAGGAACAGCAGCACCGCCGGGACATGGCATACCTCACCTACCGCACCCTCGCCCGATGAGCACCGACACCACCACCGCAGCGCCTGAGCTGCTCATTGCCGACGACGACGATTCCAGGTTCCGCTTCAAGCTCGGCAAGCGTGCCTACGTCCGGGGCTGGATCAATTCCGAGCCGGTCATCATCACCCGCCGCCTGCTGCACCTCTCCACCGTGGGCATCTTCAGCCCCCACTACCTCTGCGCCGATGCAGAGGGGAAGGAATGGCGCATCGCCCAGCTGGAACTCAGCAGCAAAGCCATCGACGTGCGATGACCGTCTACCGCAAGCCAGCCCCGCAGGTTGACCGCCTCCCAGACCAGGCCATCCGCATCACCGTGGGCAAGCTCACCTCCACCGTCCACAGTGAGCACCTAGTCCCTGAGCGCATCCTGCAGCTCACCCGTCGCCATCAGCGCCACCGCTATGGCAAAGGCACCCACAACCCCAACGCACGCTGGAACGAGGCCGTGGTCAGGGAGATGCGGGAGCTGCACCTGCTGCAGCACCAGAGCATCTGCCAGATCGCCAAGCGATTCAACACCCACGATGCCAGCGTGTCCCGCATCGTGCGGTGGAAGGATTGGGCCCACTGTGACCACGACCTCAGGGAACTCCCCAGGCCCAAGCTGATTGGCAACCAACGCCCACAGCTCAGCCCGGAAGAGGAAGCCCGCCGGCTAGAGCAGCGCAGGGAACGGCAGCGGGAATACAACCGCAACTACCGCAACCGGCAACGGACCCTGAACTGCGCAACCTGCGTCCATTGGGTTCACAAATGCGGCCTGGGTTACCCGGAAGCCAGCCGATCAAAGGGCCTGTTCGCCCGCCACTGTCCCGCTTACGCAGCCTGATGGACGCACGCACCGCCCTTCGTCAAGTCATCGCCCGCGCCCTAGCGCAGCGTGATCTCCAGGCTCTCCAGGCCGCCCAGCCACACGATGGAAGCCACGAACTCGATCACGATGGCCCGCAGCTCATCCTCAGTGGCCATGGCCAGCGTGGCCGGGTCGGCTAGCAACTCCCGCCGCAGCTCCAGATCAGGCCCGGCAGGCTGCTCACGCAGGGCAGCCAGCTGGGCTCTTTGCTTGGCGATCAGCGCCGCATAGTCCGGGTCATCGGCAAACGGCTCCAGCGCCTCGATCCGCCGCATCAGCTCTAGCTGCTCCGGGGTCAAGGCCGGGCTTCCCTCGCTGGCCAGCTCAGCCATCGCCTCATTGGCCTGCACCAGCGCCTGAATCACTCTGTCCCGCACCACGGACACCCGCAGGCCTTGCCCGTAGCGGTCGCAAACTCGGGTCTTGCACTTCAGCCGCTGCACGTTGCGATCTGTGACCGTGTGCAGGTTCTTCCCGCACGCATCGCAGCGGACCAGCCCCGTGAACAGCCGCACCTGACGATCCAAGCTCACGCCTCTTGCCAATGACCGGGCCTGCAGGCACCGCCGCGCATGGTGCCACTGCTCTGGGGTCACCAGCGGCTCACATCGCATCCCTGGCCGGTTGTTGACCTCGCCCCGCAAAGTGGGGTTCTCGATCCACGCCCGGATGCCTCGCGGCGTGATTGAGGCGTCATAATTCTTGATCCAACCGGCAAGGTTGAAGTCCATTTCGGCCAGCTGCGCCCAGCGGTCCTGGGCTAGCCGCCAGTTGACAGAGTGCGGGACCACCTGGCCGTCAACGTGGGCATACCCGAAGGGCACCTTGCCGCTGGCATACGCGCCCTGTGCCCTGCGGGCCTCCAGCGCCTTACGGACCTTGAGCCGGCGCGTCCGCGACTCGTTCTCCTGGAACACGGTCCGCAGCTGGGCCATCATCACGTCAGCAGGGTTGTTGGCCGGATCCAGCCATGCCCCGGTGTCCAGCTCCAGCAGCCGTGCCCCGGTCCGCTCCAGAGCGTCCAGCAGCTCGATGCCCCAGCGCATCCGCCGCTGCGTCCGGTCAAAGTTCGGGACCACCACCTCCGTGGTCGTACCGTCAAGGATCAGGTCAATCAGGGCCGGGAACTCACTGCCCCGCCGGCCGGCCTCCCGAAAGCCGCTGATGCCGTGGTCTACCAGCACCCGAACGCAGCCGGCATCCCGCAGCCGCTGCTCTTGGGTGGCGATGGATGCGGCCTGCTCGGCAGTCTTGGTGCTGACGCGGCAGTAGCCCACCCGCATGGCGTCCTAGTGTGGTCAAAGCGAACACTACCAAGGTGGACTTCCCTCTAACCCTCACGGAAGAGAGCCTTGAATGGCTGCTGCAGCAACTGGGGCTGCGGCCATGCGTGGACGACCCCAGGCACCGTGCGCTTGACCTTGTGGCCACCCATTGGGCCGTGCCGTTCCGCTGGGCCTGCCATGGCGTCTACAGGCTGCAGGTCGTGGACGAGATGAGCCCGTATCACGGCATGGAATACGTGGGCATGTCCAACAACGTCCGCAAGCGGGTCGCCTCACACATCTCCACCTATCCAGACTCGGATCAGCCTTGGGGCGGCTACGGCAGCGATCGACCCAATCTGCTACGCCGCCACATGGAAGCCCGCGCCCTGTCGCTGTTCCCCAATGGGATCTCACGCAGGGATCTGGCTTTTGTTGAGTACCACTGGATCGAGCTGCTAAAGCCGGCTCTGAACGGTCCGACGCCTAGGCCACAGCGCTACGGGCACAAGCACGTCAAGGCCTAGCACCCGGTCAGGATCAGCCCCGTCACCCACGTATCTGCCCCCTCTGCCCGCAGCGCCTGCCTCACCGCTTCCACATGGTCTCGATGCACCTTGCGGCTTCTGGCTCCGGCCCGTGTCCACCACCAGACCGTGACCAGCTGCTCACGAGCCTCTGCCACGTCCATGCCATGCCTGCCGTTACCGCAGGTTGCCGGAAACCTAAGGGACAGGCGGCGGATGGATGGCCAGGGCGGGGCACGACGGCAACCACGGGATGCGCGGGGGCGCTTCTCCAGCACCGGGGCCACCGCACGCGGCGGGCGGATCAAGAAGGCCTCAGGCAAGCGGGCCACGGTGACGGCCAAGGCCAAGGGACAGGCCCCTGCGGGCACCATCGGCCGGCGGCCGGGCAAACCGTCAAAACCGTCAGCCAACGGCATCAGGCCCACAGGCACCCTCCCGCGGCCTCAGCCCAGCAACTCGGTCAAGCCCACCGGCCGCCGCGCACCGCGCAACAACGTCCGCCCCTACAGGCCCGCCACCGCTGACGGCAAAATCGGCCAGATTGACCGGCAGATTGATTCCACCATGAAGGGCATGGTGGACGAGATGAAGGGCATCCGCGATCGGGCCAAGAAGGCCAAGCCCGAGATTGACAAGATGTCCCGGTGGATGGAGCGCACCAACGCTCGCGCCATCGCCGACCGTGGCAAAAAGGGCATCAACGGGGAGATCGCCCGGATTGAGATCGGCACCGTTGGCACTGGCCCTGGCATGAAGGCCATCCGCCGCAGGGCAGAGCGTGCATCACAGGCCGCTGCACGGGGCAGCAAGCCTGCCCGCCGTGCCCAGGAGATCTATGCCAGCCAGATGGCGTTCACCGGGCCAGGCAAGCCCAAGGCCGGCAAAAACAACCTCAAGCCGGGCCCACGGAACAAGCAAGGCCCGCCGAAACGCACCCGCAAACCACGCAAGCCCCGCAAATGATCGTTGAAGCTCCGACCATTGAGGTGGTCAACCAAGGCGGCGAACCCGTCTGGCGCGTCAGTGGCCTCGGCATGAGCGTCACAGACCGCTGCGGGGCCCGTGCGCAGGAGCTGTGGCACCAGATGGCCATGGCGCGGGGCTACTTGGGCCCCATGGCGGACAATGCGGCCTGAGCCTCAAGCTCAGCCACGCGCTTTGTTGCGCCGCGGATGATCTGATCCTGGGTGATCGTGAGGCGCCAGAGCTTCATGGCCATCGCCAGCACGTCGGCAGGGGTGCCGGACTCCAGCGCCCGCTTGCCCCGCTCCAACTCCAGCTCATGGTGAGGCTCAAAGACGGGGCACATCCACGATCCCCAGCCAGGCGGATTGGACACGGGCAGCGGTGCGGTTTCCCTCAGGTTGCCTTCGGCGTCGGGCAGCTCCCTAGACCCCAATCGCAGAACAGATCACGGGGATCCGTGTCCCGCAGCCACCCGATTAGCGTCTGCAGGTCACCGATGGACCGCATCCCCACGCAGCCGGCCGTGCCGGGGCTGCTGCCAGCGTTGGCGTCGTAGTGGATCTCGATGGCACTGCGCTGCGTCGTGCCCGGCTCCAGATACCGCAGGGGGATGCTGGCAGGCCCCAGGCCCACGCCCCATCTCGCGGCGTAGTTGTCTTTCCCGCCGGCCCACGCGATGTCAGAGATGCCCCAGCGGCCCTCTGGCAGCGGCTCCATGCTCCCGGCTTTGGAGTCCACTCCCTTGCGGAACACCTGAGCCCCAGGGGCGCCAGAGACGGCCAGCAGCTCACCCACGACGGCGCCGGCCTTGATGTACTGCAGCTTGAGCAGCTCTAGGCCTCGGCCGTCCTTCCTGCCGGCTCTGGTGAGCCTCAGGTGCGGCTTGCTGGTGGGCGGCGCCACGGTGGCAGGTGCCGCACCAAGGAACAAGGCCACCTCTGCAGCCCTGCGCCGCTTGAGGCCCTCCAGCACCTTCCCACCGTCGCCCTTGTTCCACCGGGGCAGCTCCTCGGCAATCACGGTGGCCGGCGATTCCTTGGCCAGCAGCCGCTTGCGCAGCGTGGAATCCTCCACCGCCCCTAGGCCCACATTGAAGGCCCACGACACAAGCGCCGCTTGTTGATCCGGCTTCCACGTCTTGGCCATCGGCAGCAGCGCGAACATGCCGGGGGCAAACAGGTTCTCCACCTGATTGACCAGCAGCTCCTCCGCAAACTCGGCCGTGATCTTGTCGCCCATCCGCACGGGCTTGTCAATCATGCGGGTGGCCCCGTAGCCGATGGTCGGCACCCCTGCAGGGCAGCGGTAGGCCTCCAGGCGCAGGCCCTCAAACTCTTTGATGATCTTCAGGGCGGGCTTCAGCCATGCCGGCTCCGGCAGCCTCGCAGGGCTCCCCTCTGCCCGCCATGCATCCGTAAACAGTTCCCGCTGCTCATCCGTCAACGCCTGATCCAACGCCGACAAAGCGGCCAGCTGATGCGGCGTGAGCTTTCCCCGCTTGGCAGCCTCTTCCGCTGCCCCGCGCACCGTCGCGAAAGTCATCAGCGGCGACGGCGGTCGAAGGGGACAGCAGCGGCCACGGGGTTGAACAGGCGGGCCACGGCCTCGATCTGCCCCATGGTTGCCGGCTTGCCCACAGCATCCGCAATCGCAGAGGCAATGAGGCCTTCCACGATCACGGGCGGGACGTTGTTGCGCAGCACCATCGGCAGCTCCTGATCCAGCCGGCCGAACACCTGGGGCAAGACTGCCTGCAGAGCACGGTCTACGGCCAGTTCTGCCAGACGGGTGGCCAAGCGGCCGATCAGGGGGCGCAATCTCACGGTGGAGCCTGCAGTTTCCCTAGCTTTCCCTGCCCAGGAACCGCCCATCAGGCCCACGCCGTGCGCCCTGCTGTTGCCGCCGCTTGTGCCCTGACAGATAGGCCGCCACGGGCGACTGCGCCAGCAGCCCGCCGATCCCCAGCCCCGACGCCCTCAAGTCTGCCTGCATGTTGTCCCATGCCGGCTGGCACTGATCCGGCCCTGATGCCCGCATCTCGCACAACCCCACACGCACCGCACCGCTCACCGCCAGCGACACCGCAGCGCCAACGATCATGATGCCGATGGGGGTAAAGCCTCGGAACGTGGGGGAAACGCTGATCATTGCTTTCGCCCCATCTCTTGCCGCGTCATCCGCACTTCCAGATCCTGAAGCTCGGCCTTAAACTCCCGCATCTCGCTCTGGAACGCTTCCTGATTGATCAGCACCCTGTCCAGCCGGATCGGCACCTGAACGGCCAGGTAGCCGATGCCGCCAACGCCGCAGATGATCAGCCATGACACCACATGGCGGCGGACTTCATCCCAGAAGGGGTCAGGCGTCCCGTTCACTAGGACCTCCACTGCATGAGCCCAGTCGCTGGGCAGTCTTGGGAGTTCATGGCCGGCGATGGTCACAGCAGGACTTAATAAAGGTTGCCGATTCTGAGAGGCCATAGGTATAGCCCTCACTCGCGGTAGGTTGCCTATGCCATGACAAGGAACCGCCGCCGCTTGATCTCACCTTCGGCAGTGCCGGCGATGGTGAGCGCAACGATGGAGTTGCCGGCAACGACCACAGTGCCGGATGCCGTGCCGGTGATGGACAGGATGATTGAGCTGTCACCGCTGACCGGGCCGCCTTCTGCCGTACCTGTTGACTCGCCGGCTATGGACAGGGCTACAGAGCTGGCACCACTGACCGCAACCACGCCATCAGCGGCGCCGGTCAGATCAAGGGTGCTTGATGCTGCACCGGCAACCGCAACGCCGGCGGATGCCGATCCCGACAGGCTCAGGGCCTGGCTCGAAGCGCCAACGACGGCAATGCCACCGGCTGCAGTGCCGGACATGCTGAGCGTGCCGCTGCTGGCACCTGCGACCGCAACAGTGCCCGCTGCTGTGCCGGTGATCGACAGGGTGGCGCTGCTGGCCCCGCCAACGCTGACGGTGCCTGCTGCGCTGCCCGTGAGGGTCAGGGTCTGGCTGCTGGTGCCGCTGACGCGAACTGTCCCGGCGGCACTGCCGCTGAGGCTGAGGGTGCTGGAGCTGGCTCCTGCAACGGCAACGCCACCCGCGGCACTGCCTGACAGGGCCAGGGTCTGACTGCTGGCGCCGCTGAGGCTGACCGTGCCCGCTGCAGTGTTGCTGCCAAGGGCCAGAGTGACCGAGCTGCTGCCCGTGATTGGGGCAGCGCCGCCGACTGTGCCCTCGGCACTGCCGGCGAGACTGAGCGTGCTGCTGCTGGCGCCGAGCCGGGCAACGGGGCCGAATGTCCCAGTGGCAACGATCTGGCACCAGGCCGCCGATTTGGGCGCAACGGCATAGCAGCTAGAGCTGCGGCTGCGACCCCATCGGAATACCCGGTAGGCCACGGCTTAGCCCTCTGCGATCTCGATCAGGACGTTTGGCGTAGAGGTTGAGGTAGATTCAGGCAGGGCCATCAGCATGAGCGCCGAGGTGTCAAACACCTGCGCCATGCCGGTCATGTCTGGGCCCCAGGTTTTCAGCGTGTTGGCTTCCACCCGGCCAGTCCAGAGCCGGCGCATGAATACGGCGGTGACAGCACCCGTTGACGACGTGGCACCGTTCACCAGATAACCATTCATCAATCTGGCGCCATAGTCCCCTGAGTTCCAGGGCACCCGCAGCATCCGGTTGACGGCCACGTTCTGCGTGCTGACGGTGGCGCTGCTTTCCGCCGTGTTGTCGTCCTGATCCTTGTAGGACATCTGGAACGTGTGGGCGTGGTTAGAGCCTGCGGTGCTCAGCCAAACCCACATCTCTACCTCTTCATAGGCCGGGGTTGTGCCATCCGAGCGGAACGGCAGCCGCCCCGTGAAGCTGGGCTGCGTACCCAGCGTGACGGTGGTTGTACCGCTGGTGGGGATCGTGGTGGGGCCAGCCCAGAACAGCACGTCGAACAGGGCCAGCGTCTGGTTCACAGGGGAGAACGCCTCCACCCGGCTCAGATAGCCCTTGTTGCTGCCGCTGAAGGCCTGGATCGTGGGGAAACCCGTGGTCGCATCCGTAGGCACCACGCCCGTGGTCGTGTTGGCAGGAGCGGCGCCAGCACCAGGGAATCCAGCGGCGGCAATCGTCGTAGCCCAGTTTCCTGCTGTGGTGGTCACACTCCCAGACTTGCTGACCTGGACGTGCTGCTTGTAGGCCCCAACCAGCTGATCGAACGTCGTGATCGCCATGAATCAGGCCGCCGGCATGGTGCGGGTCCAGCTGGTCACGGTCACGGTCTGACCTGACGCGATGCTGGTGTTGTCAAGCGTCAGATCACCACCGCCACCCGTGGCCGTGATCGTGCCCTCTTCGATGTCCGAGCCATTGGTCAGCCGGTAGTGGCCAGCCGTGCCAGTGCCAGAGGCTGAAACCGTCCAGCTGCCGTTCAATGTCACCTGACCCGTGCCGCTGGTCAGCGGGGTTGAGGGCAGCGTGATCGTGGCCAGCGCACTCCCACCAGCAGCACCACCTACACCGGCCGGTGAACCCGTGCGAATGACCAGCGACGAACCAGCCGGAAACGCCGCCACATAGCCGTCCCGCAACCTGTTTCGGGTCGTGCTGGAGTGCTGAATCGCCATGGCCTACTGGGATCTGTGCCCTAGGTTTCCAGCGTCAGGCTCAGCTCTGTCACCGTCCCACTCACGGCACTGATCTCCAGCCAGACGAAGTTGCCGGACGGAATCGGCATCTGATCCAAGGGCACATTGGTGCCGGTGGTGGTGCTGGTGACGACCGTGCTGATCGTGGCCGCGGTGCCGCTTGCCGTCCGGTCTGCTGCGTACTTGAGGATCAGGGTGACGCTGGGGCTGCCGCTGCCCTGCAGCACCCCCACCACAGACAGCAACGTGACATCCCGATCCACACGGAACAGGGTGAAGTCGTCGCCGGCCAACGGGAACGGGATTGCCACCGACTTGGGCAGCTCCAGGTTGGACGGCCCATCGGGCGGCGTGTAACCCAGCAGCGTGGACTCGCTGGGGATCCGCAGCTGCATCTGATTCTTGGGCCCCACCCGCTCCGGCACGTTGATCCGGGTGACCGTGGAGCCAGAGAACGAATAGAGCAGGATGCCGGCCACGGTGTTCAGGCTGGCATCCCCTGCCCAGTCGGTCAGGTACACCAGCCATTCCCTTGTGGCCCCCTGCCCCCGGTACTGCAGCACAGGCGTCAGGTCCGGCTCCGTCAGGATCACGCACTCCAGCCCGCTAACCCGCGTCCCCGGTGCGAGGCCCTCCCCTGCAGACCGCACCGCAATGGCAGGCGTCGTGATCCCGTTGGCCAGCGTGTAGTCCCCCAGGAAGGGGCTCAACACCGTTGCCAGCTGGCCTCTGAGGGTCAGAACATCCATGCCTCAGCTTGCCATCAACAGCAAGTCACCCTCTAGCCATGCTGCCGCGTACCGATTGGGCACGGTCAGGTCGTAGTGCAGCAATGGCCGGTCCATGTCCCGCACCCGGACAGGGCCATGGCACGGCTTGCCCACGCACACCAGCCCCCCGCGCACGTTCCGACCTTCCATCTTCGGCGCCAGAACCCACACCACCCCGTCATCTGAGCGCAAGCACCGGAACCCCGGCGGCTGCACGTCAGCCTTGAGGGCCTTCAGCACCTCAGGCCAGGCGGCCAGCAGGATCGGTGGTGCCTGGCCCTCCCGCTGCAAGCTCAGCGCCACCGCAGCCACCTGGGCAGACAGGCCCTCGCTGCTGGATTCCTTCTGCTCACGCTGGAACAAGGCCACGTCCGCCGGCATGAACGGCTCCCGCCGCTTCTTCTCGTCCCGGTTCAGGTTCAGCGTCGTGCTGTGGAGATAGGCGATCGGGAGTTCTGCCAGCGCAGCAGCGTCCATCTTCATCCGCTGCAGATGCCCCCACGCACGGATCACCACCGCCCGCAGTTCAGCCCCAAAGCTGCGCCGGTCAAACTGCCCTGGAAACGCTGCAATCAGCCCCCAGAAGATTTCTTCCCAGTCCCACGCTTCGGGATGCCATCGCCCGCTGGCGGCTTTCCCAGCTCGTCCTCTGTCCGCTGACGGGTGGGCAGACTCTCGACGGCCTGCTCTTCCTCGGCCAGCAGGTACAGGTCAGAGAACAGCTTGCGGTGTAGACCCTGTGTATCCGCCAGCCCCCAGTCGGGCAGGCTCAGCCGGTGACGGATCAGAGCAGTCACGGTGGCCTGCTGCGTCCGCTGCCCCGCTGCCCGGAACACCTTGCCCACCTCTTCAATCCGCGCCGCATGGCGCAGCTTCATGGCCTCGGCATCCGGCTCCAGTTCCCTGCCACCGACCGCAGCCTCCACCAGCTCAAACGCTTCCGTGAGCGTGATGCCCTCGGCTTTGGCAATCGCATCGGCTGCCTGCGCACCACGCACAAAGGCGTTCTGATCCTGCGCCAGCAGATCCTGGATCGTGGCACTCTCGGCCACCGTCAAACCGCCCAGCACGGGCACGCTCAGCGTCCCGCTGGCCTCATTGCCCACCACCCGATGCTCAGCCTTGGCTGGTGCTTGCAGAAATGGCAAGGTCATTTGGTAGGTGCGTTCACGATCTGTTGCACCAGCCTACGGTCAATCTCACGCTGCACCATGGCAAGCCGGTTGGCTGCGGCCTGGGCCTGGATGCGCTGAATCAGGGCTCGGTTGTTCATGGCGTCAGGTCAGAAAGGGAAAACCCGAGGGCAAGGAGTCGCTGCCGACAGAACCGCGCATCAGACCAGTCATAGGACGTGTAAAGGCGGTTTTGCCATTCGCTTTCCCGTGCATTGCCCTCGTCATCGGCGTACAAGAGTGCAGGAGGGCTCGTCTCCGGTCGCGCCGTGCGCGATTCTGACAGGCTATTGAGCGCACCATTGAAGTACAGATCGCCGCCATTGGTATAGAGGAAGTCAATGGGCTGCTGCGGCGGCACAAGAGCCGACAATCCAGCAAACGCGCCAGAGTTCAACGGGAACACGCTTATCGACTTCTGCTTAACCCTGGCCGCCTGAGGGTCGTCCCCATCGGCTTCCCAGGTGCTGCCGTGAATCAGCGACGGATAGATAGAAGCCGAGCTGGCAAACTGCACAATCTCCAGGTTTGGGATCTCTGAGGGGTTGTTGTAAATCCCTGCAGTGCGGGGGGCATCGTAGGTGTGGTCAGTCAGCCAAGTATTATCCGGGTTGACTGCCGGCACGGTTGTCCACGTGATGCGGGGCACGGTCACTGATCCCGACACTGGGGCGCCGTTGTATTGCTGGACAAAATCGCCGGCATGGTTGAAGTCATAGTCCACGTCCACGATGGAAGGAACGTGCGTCGGCAACAGGTCTAGAAGGGTGTCTTGAAACACGGCCGGCAACGCAATCTCACGCACCGTGGAGTTGCCAACGCGGAACGCCTTGGCCTGCACGACGGTCTTGGCGCTTAGATCCCCGCTGAACTCGTAGACGACTCGCTGGTTGTCGGGATCGTCGAAATACTCGTAGACGGTTGCCACGCAGGGCTGATAGCCAAACGTGACCCGTGCGACGCTGACGTACAGCAATGCCTGCGGCCCGATAGGCAGCACGATTTTCACGTCTGCCGACATAAAGCTGCCTCGGTTGTTCCGCTGATACCGAAGCGGAACCTCGCCATCTGGCCATGATGGATCCGGTGTAATCGGGGTGCTGAACACCCATGACTGCGGCCTCAGGGTTCGCTCATGCCGGCTGAGCACCCAGTTCTCAGGCGAAGCCCAATACGGAGACTTGGGCAGTGGAGTTGAGGACGGATCAGGAATGACGTTTGAGGCATCAAATACGTCAACCCACTCAATCCAGGCAGTGCCATCAACTGAGCCGATCTTGTTGTGGCTTTCAACCGCAGCAATACCTACGGGTGGTGCGCCTACGGTGTTGAGGGCAGTGGATCCAAGGCCTCGGAACTTGGAAATCTGAAACGCGCTCCACAGCCATGCGTTGCCGACGCCTACGGCTTGGGCTTCTCTGAACGCTGCAATCTCCACTTTGGTCTCCGTCTCGGGCACCGCACCGGGCCATGGCTTGGCCTGCTCCACCGGCTTCCGCAGCCGCTTGGCCTCAGCCTCCACTCGCTGCCGGCGCTCCTTGTTCATCTGCGCCCGGCGGTTGGCCTCAGCCCAGCTTTTAGCCAGCTTGCGCAGGCTGCTGGTGATGACCTGGATGTAGATTTGCTCGGCCATCAGTCATCCGTGATGAGCTGGATGCGGTAGGTCTGGGTTTGGCCGGCGGCGATGGTCACCAACGTGGACTCAACGAGGATGCTGTGGATGTAAGTTTCGCCGTTGATGTAGACCACCACCGTGTCATAGGAGTAAGTGCCGCTGGTGCAGGTAAAGGCGAAGTCCAGCGCCGGGATTTCGTAGCGCAGGTCGGTGCCGTCCCAAGCGCCAGTGCCAATGACCTCAGAACCCCTGACATAGCCGGTGCCCGTGCTCTCCACGCTTTGCCAGTTGGCCACCGTGCTCTCAGCCGTGTAGCCGGTCACCCCCACGGTGCAGAGCATCACCTTGAGCGTCTTGGTCTCATAGGCGAGGCCCGCAACCCGCTTCAGCTCCTTCTGGGAGATCGTGGTGGTGAGTGCCATGCCGCCCTGTCAGTCACCTAGGTTGCCTAGTCTGATGTGGCATAAAACTCAGTCACAGCCACGTAGCCACCGGCACCTGTGGCGGGCAGAATCCTGATGTAACGGCCGCTGCTGGTGACAGGGTAGGTCTGGATGCCGCTGGAAAACGTGCCGGTATCAAAGAGCAGCGTCCACGTTGAATCGTCGTCGCTGATCTCTACGTCGCAGTTCTCGGTGTAGGTCTTGTCCCATCCGCCGGCAATGGCAGAGTCAAAGTCACAGCCGATAATGACATTGGCAACGGGCTTGATAGCGCCAAAGTCCATCTTGATGTATTGGTCGGCGCCGCCGTTGGTGCCAGTTTCGGTGCCCGTGTTGTAGCTACCGTCAGTCATGCCGGCATTGGTAGCCGCTGTGTTGGCACTGTAAACACTGGACTGGCTGTAGGTGATGGCTGCAACGTCAATAGCGGCAGGGTCAAGAGCAGCCACCTTGGCCTTAACCGTCAGAGCCGCCTCGGTGAGCAGCTCCAGCGCATAGCCGAACCGCGTCACCTCGGCCATCGGCCGCACCCGCAGCGTCTTGGCTACGGTTTCATTGAACGGCGGGATCACCACCGTTGGCGTCATCGTCGGGCCGGTCAGAGGCATCAGTCAGGCTCCGGTGTGAGGGGGAGGTCGCCGGCAGTCATGCCGGGTGGCAGGGGCACCCAGGAATCAGTGGTGCCCTCGTCAGCACCCACGGCACCCCAGTACAAAGCGTCCGTGGAGGCAATGACGCCATCGCCGGTCATCGCCCAGGAGCAGCCGTTGAGCCGGTACTGGCCGGTGATGCCGGCGGCCTGGACGTAGATGGGATCAAAGGGCGCGTCAGGCAGGCGCATGGGGTCTAGCTGGAGCGCCAGCGCAACACGGTTGCCCAGCAAGAGGCGGTTCTGGATGCGGCCAAAGGCACGCGCCTTCTCTTCCGCGTCGCTCGGCGTTGACGTGTAGCCGCCCAGCTCGGTCCAGCTGATCACGTCATCCGGCGCATAGGGCAGAGTGAATTCCTGCGTGGCTTCCGTTTCAACGCTTCCTACGGCCCAGGTGGTTTCGGTGACGGATTCAGCGGGGTCATCTTTGGCGTTGGCCGAGTTGTTGCGGTCGGACTGGCTGGGGCGTTTCTGCAGTCCATACTCACGCTCAGTGCGAATCAGCGTCTCCACTGCAACAGGGCGCATCTGGCTGGCAAGGATCAGCAGGCCTTCAACGCTGCTGAACAGGGACAGCAGTGAGGAGTAGTCAATGCTGTCACGGGCAACCAATGCCAGGTTCTGCTGTCCCGTCAAGGTGTTGCCTTCGATTTGATAACGCTCTGTTCTGGTTCTGGTTATGCCGGAGGACGGGTCTTTATCGTAGACTACGATCGTGCGCGATTCAAGGATGGTGGCTTCTGGCGACGTGTACGTGACTTCGCCCGTGTCGCTGCGGAACCCTTCAATGTTCATGCTGGCCGCGAGCTGCAGCGGCGATATGTATGTTTCGGTTACGGTCTGCACCACGTCGCTGTAGTCGTCAGGCTTTGTATTGGCGATACACTCAGCAGCGGTTCCGGTGTCCGCGTCTGATTGATCCGATAGGTAAGCCGCTAGCGCCTGTTCGCCTTCGGCCCGCAAGTAGCCATACGGATCAAAAGTATCAAATGGGCCCGATGGGGCCGGCACCTTGTATTGAGGCTTTTGAACTTGAATGCGCTCAACCGGCACTTGAGTCTTAACGCCACCGGCCCACCGGGGGCTAACGTCTGATGAAATGCTCAGCTCGTAAGTGACGGAACACACAAGCCGGTCCCAGGTATCATACGTTGAATAAATGGCTCGGTAAGGCGTGAAGGTGCCGGCAACGGTCTGATAGACGTTTTCAGAGTCAAGATAGGTGAGCGTGGTTTCCTGCGTCGCGCCATAGGAGACTTCTGCTTCCCATCGTCGCCGCAGGATCTCTTCAGTTGAGGTTGCGTCAGGGTCCGGCGCCTTGAGCTTGCGGGTGGTGTAGCTGACCCGTGCCGAGTCACCAGCCAGACCCCCAACGCCAACCGGGCCCAGATCAATGATGTCGGCATCGGTGATGATCGGGCCGGTCATGGCCGGATCGTCAAAGCTGAAGATCTCCAGTGTGTTCCCGCTGCGCACCATGCCAAAGTGGTTCTCTGACACCAGCAGATCGCTCATCACCTGAACGTAGCCGGCACTCAGGTCAAACTCCTCGACGCTGAACTTGTTGGTGAGGGGGTTGGATGACAGGGTGAGGCCGAGGGCATCTGCGCATTGCTGCAGCACGTAGCTGGCGCTGATCGGCAGCGTCGCGTAGTTGTAGACGTAGCAGGGGACGGCGGCGTTCTCTTCCTTGCTATTGGGGTTCTCGGTGGGCGGCTTACGGTTGGCGAAGTAGGTCAGCGCACAGCCCAATTCCACCTTGGTGGTCTGCCGGTAGGGATCCACCATGGCCGACAGCACCCGCAGCGACCGGGGGATGGTGTCACCGCCGCCGCCAGCCTTGGTGTAGGAGAAGTCAACGGTGGTGCCAATGGCAGGGAGGCTGCCGCCCTTCAGCTCAACGCTGCCCCGTGTCCTGATGAGCCCGCTGCCCTGCAGGTAGTCATCGGCAATGTTGGCCTGGATGACCGGGCCGAGGCCGCACGTGACAACTGCGCGAATGTCGATAGTCATCAGACGAGTTTGGCGAGTTCAGCCGAGACGGTGTAACGGGTGGTCTTGACCCCGGCAACCAGCACGCTCTCAGCGCCTGTGACGGTGGGCGGCCGCGTGGGGAACCATGCCCCTGCACTGGCACCGCCGCTGATGGCCCCGTCGTACCAGCTCATCAGGTCGGCCACCGTGCCTCCGGTCACGTAGCCCTCAATAGCCTTGGACTCCAGCGCCTGCAGAGGGCCCTGGACAAGGGAAAAGCCGCCAGCTGTCCACGTCACTGAGGGCCCAACGGCTCGGCCTGTTGCCGGCTTTGTGAGTTTGATGCTCACGCCCCCCAGAGACTCCGTGCCAAGGTCCGGCAGATCCTCGCTGAGGTACTTGTCAATCAGTGCCTGGAAGCTCCGCAGCGTCTTGAGGGAGTCCATGCCGCCGCCGGCAAAGATTGCCTGCCGTGCGGTGAGGTCCGCAATCTCAATCGCCACCTCAGCAGTCTTGAGGTCTTCGACGTAGGTGCCGTAAACCGATGCCTTGGCCTCGGCGTTCTGCACCTCCTGCTGCAGGTCAAGGCCAGCCAGCGTGGCAGCAGAGCCGGCCCGTGCGGTGATCTCGGCCGTCTTGTTCAGCACCTCCCTGGCGACGCTGATGTCAGCCAGGTCAGCGGCGCGGGTGGCAAGGGCATCCAGCTCAGCCTGCTGGGCAACGATGCTGCGGTCGGCATCCAGCTCGGCTAGATCCGCCGCGTTCGTCGTGAAAGCGGCCAAGTCGGCCGTCTTGCTGACCACCTCGCGGTCGGAATCAATGACGGCAAGAGCGGCGGCATTGACGGCATACGCTGTTGCCTCTGCGCCCTTGGACGCCAGCTCACGGCTTGAATCCAGCGTTGCCAGTGCCGCAGCGTTGGCGGCATACGCCGTGTTTTCGGCTGTCTTGGCGATCACCTCCCGGTCGCTGTCCATCTCGGCCAGGGCTGCAGCGTTCGGGGTGTAGGCCGCTAGTTCGGCCGTCTTGGCAGCGATCTCCCGGTCTGCATCAAGCTCGGCCAGCGTGGCAGCGTTGGGGGTGTAGGCAGCCAGTTCAGCGGTCTTGGCAGCAATCTCCCGGTCTGAGTCGATCTCAGCCAATGCCGTTGCATTGGGCGTGTAGGCCGCCAGTTCGGCAGTCTTGGCCGCTAGTTCACGATCAATGTCAAGCTCGGCCAACGTGGCGGCGTTGGCCTGGAACACGGGCAGCTCAGCGGTCTTGGCCGCTATTTCCCGATCACCGTCTAAGGCTGCCAAGGCATCGGCATTGACTGCATAGACGGCCAGTTCTGCCGTCTTGGATGCAATCTCCCGGTCCCCGTCAATCGCTGCTAGCGCCGCAGCGTTGGGGGTGTAGGCCGCGAGTTCAGCGGTCTTGGATGCCAGCTCACGGTCAGCGTCCAAGCTTGCCAAGGCTGCGGCATTGGCCTCATACACCGGCAACTCTGCTGTCTTGGCTGCCAGCTCGCGGCTGCCGTCCAAGGCTGCCAGGGCATCCGCGTTTACCTCATAGACGGCCAGCTCTGCGGTCTTGGCCGCCAACTCTCGGTCACCATCGATACCGGCCAACGTGGCGGCATTGGGCGTGTAGGCCGCCAACTCGGCGGTCTTGGCCGCAACCTCTCGCGTTGCATCCAATGTCGCCAGCGCCGCAGCATTGGGCGTGTAGGCCGCCACCTCGGCAGTCTTGGCTGCCAGCTCACGGTCGGCATCCAGCTCTGCCAGTGCCGCAGCGTTAGGGGTATAGGCCGCCAATTCAGCGGTCTTTGCCACCAGCTCGCGGTCAGCATCCAAGCCCGCCAGCGTGGCCGCTGCAGCGGCATACGGTCCCGCCTCTGCCGTCTTGGTGAGTACCTCCCGGTCAATCTGCTGCTGGGCGAAGTCATCGGCCAACCCGCCACCCAAGGCGGCCAGCTCACAGTCGGTTTCGGCCTTTTGCTTTGCCAGGTTGGCCGCGATCACGGCGCAGTCCACGTCAGTTGAATCGGCCACGGCCTCAGCCTGTGTCCGCTCCTTTTCCAGCTCCCGTTGCCGCAGCAGCACGGCCAGCGCCTGCGCTGCATCCACAAGGATGGCCGTTGCCTGGACGTAAGGGCCAGCCTGCTCTCCTGACGGTGCCTCGGTGAACCAGCACGCCAATCCCGTGACTGCGATGCCGTTGGCACTTCCTACGGTCAGGCTGATCGTGGTGCCGACACTCTCGCTCAGCAGCGTGTCCTGATCGTTCAGCCGTGTGGCCCGCCACGTGTCGTATTCAGTGACCAGAGCCTTCCACTGGGCTGCCGACAGCAACCCGCTGATCCTGAAGGTGCGTGCGGTCAGGCCTGTCCGCGCCTCGCCCTCATAGCTATAGGGCTGAGCGGTGAGGTAGTCACAGGTGAAGGTGCCGATTGTGATAGCCATGGGTCAGGGGAGCGCGGCGGCCTGATTGATGAAAGTCTGCCCGGTGTCGGCATTGACGGTGACGCTGATGGTGCGGTCTGCCGTGGCGTTCCGGTTCAGTGCTGCCACCAGATTGGGAATGGCACTGTCAGCGAGGTTGCCGATGGATGTGGTAACGAGCGATCCGGTGGTCACAAAGTCTTGGGCCAGCTGTGCCTGGGCGTTTGCCACGGATTGCTGGGTGACGTTGAAGCTGGCCACCGAATCGGCAATGGCTGCGGCCTGCTGGCCGAAGGAGATGAAGGCCTGCGCGTTGCTCCGGTCTGGGATAAGGGTCGGGTCAACAAAGCCAGTCTGAACGCCACGGGTGATGTTCTTCTCCGCCTGCTCCAGGACGCGCTGTTTGCCGATCTGGGTGAGGATGCTGAAGTTGCTAGATAGGGTGTCGTCTAGGCGCTTGGTGGCCTCGTTCAGCTGGTCCTTCAACGCACGGCCGCCATTGACAAGGGACAGCTCTAGCTCCTTCCCTGCTGCAACGTAGTCAAGTGCTCCCTGCTTCAATGCAGACGCATCAGCGCCGGCAGTGGCATCCCTGACCAGCTGCCTGCCAATGTTGATCTGGCTTTGGCGTGCGGCATTGATGGATTCCAATACGCCTTGAACAGCCGCAACCTGGCCCCGTTGGCCTTGATCTTCAATGGCTGCCAGCTCCTTTGCCTTGGCAATCTGCAGGTCAAGGCCTTTCAACCGAGCCCGTGACTGGGCCTCAAAGAGAGTCGCATCAGCCAGCCGAGTCTGGGCATCCTGTAACTCCTTGACTTTCTGCAACTGCTCCTTAGGGTCTGGCCCGGCAGGAGTCGGGATCGGTTGAGCCACTGCCTGCCCCAACAGCTTGCGGGCTTCCAGTAGCTGCTCAATCTGCAGCCGGATCTGATCCCGCTCAGTCTTAAGCCCTGAATCACCGGAGCCTGCCTTGATCTTGCGGTCAAGCTCGGCAAGGGCTTCCTTGGACACCTCAATTTGCGTATCAAGGATCAGCCCTTTGCGCTTGTCGGCTAGCTCGGTCCGCAGCTTGGCCAGCTGAGCATCAATCTGCTCTCGCTGCAACGTGGCATCAAGCGGGAGGTCAATCTTTTGTTTCTGCAGGTCGTCAATCTGCTTTTGGATGCCGCTGAGCACCGTGAAGGCTTTGGCGCCGGCCTTGTCAAAGCCTTCCAGCAGGGCACGGCCTGACACGTCCTTAGATCCAAAGAGAATACCTGTGGCCCCCTGGCCAAACAGCTCTTTCTCTTGCTTCTGAATGTCGGCAAGGATCTTGGCCCGCTGGGCATAAGCCTGCTCTTTGTCGCTTGTGATGATGTCTGGCCGCTTCTGCAGCTTTTGCAGCCGCTTTTCCAGTTCCTTCAGCCGATTTTCGGCGTCAGTGGTGTCCAGCTTGTACTTTTTGCTCTCGGTGATCAGCTTTGTCGTGGTGGCAATGCCGGCCTCAACCGACTTGATCTCCTGCTGCGTGTCGGTGAGGTTGATATTGCTAAGGAAGTCAAGCGCAGCCTTAAGGCCGGTCAGCAGTCCATCCCCCACGCCTCCAAACTCCTTGGCCAGGCTCAGTTGCAGGTTTTCCCACGCAACCCCAAGGGCCTTGATGCGTTCGGCGCTGGTGTTGAGGCTGCTATCCAGCTGCCCCAGCTCAACCCGCTTGAGGTCGTTGAGGGCCTTGATGATCACGTCGGTTGTGATCTTGCCTTCGCTGCCTAGTTGCTTGATCGAGCCGACCGACACGCCAAGCTGACGGGCAATGGCCTGCGACAGGGGCGGCAGCTGCTCCAGCACGGACCGCAGCTCATCGCCCTGCAGTCGGCCGGATGCCAAGCCCTGCGTCAGCTGGATCAGGGCATTGTTGACGCTCTCAGCACTTAGGCCGGTGTTCTTCGCCGCAGCGGTGACACCTACAAAGATCGTCTCAATCTCGGCCAAGCTGACGCCCGTTGGCCGCAGGGCGGAATACAGCTGGGCAAAGCCGTTGGCCGCTTCGGTCTGCGACAAGTTGAGCTGTTTGGCTGCTGCCGATGCCGTGGCAATGGCCGCAGCACTCTCGCCAAACCTGCCCGCAAGAGACGTGAGCCGAACACCAGCCGACTCAGCGGCAATGGACAGATCGGCAATTTGTTTGACGGTGGCAACGATGGCCGTGCCGGCAATGGCACCTTGGAAGGCCAAGAAGGCCGTCTTCAGCTCCTGCCCGGTGGACAGGGCGGACTGCTTGACGCGCTCTAGGCCGGTCAGTGCGGCCCGGTTGTCAACGTCAATCTCTAGGACAAGACCACCGAGCTTTTCCGCCACGCCACGCCAATCGCTCCCTTAGCTTGCCGGAAACCTAGGCCATGACTAGCGCCATCGCCTTTCTGGCCAATGCCTCGGCCGTCTTTGACGTGCCCACGGCAGGGACACTGACCGACCCGACCACAGGCAACGTGGTGCCGAACACGGAGACAGTCACGGTGACGCTGTACCTGCGCGGACAGGGGGGCAGTGCTCCCTCACTGAGCGAGTTCCCCGGCGTTGGCGTTGAGGATGACGTGCTGGAAGGCTATGCCGTGAGCCCTCAGGCCCTCGATAGCCGCATCGTGCCCGGGGTGCGGGGGACGCTGACCTTCGGCGCTGATGACCCGGTGCCCTGTGAGGTGGCTGCTGCGCGGTATCCGTTCGGCAGCACCGGGTTTCTGGGCGAGACGCTGCAGGGGATCCTCGGGGACAAGATCCGCATCAGCAGGTACAGCCAGCGATGACCACCCTCAAGACGAGCTTCCGATTGACCGGGTGGAACACCACGGCACTGAAGCTCAGGATCCCTGCCATCCTCACGGCCTACGGCAAAGCAGTTGGAGACGAGTTCCAGCAGCAGATCAAGCTCGTCCAATACGACTGGCCCCGCCGTACCTACCGGAAAAACGGCACCATTGAAGACAGCCCCCGCGACATCGTGGATCTCGGCGGATTCCTCCGCTCCCAACGGCGGGAACGGGTCAACGCCACGACCCTGCGCTTCAGCTGGAACGTCCCCTACGCCTCGCTGATCTTCAGTGGGTACACCACCAACCGTGGCAACGTCTGCCCGCCTCGGAACTGGATCAAACCGGCCCTAGACGCGCAGCCCTTGGATCGCTTCTTCGCCGATCAGTGGAAGGCCCTGGCCAAGCGGTCGCTCTGACAAGAAAAAGCCCCCGCATGGCACGGGGGCTCGCTACCCACTGGTCGGCTTAGCTTGCCGATCAGCTCACCGTGGCCACGGTGAACGTCGGCCGCACGTCTGCGCCAGCGTCGCCCACAGTGCCGGCACCCACGGTCAGGATGTCGCCCACCTTGTAGTTGGTGCCGCCTGCCACGATTGTCGGCGCTGCGGTCACGGTGCCGCCGCCAGCCACCACGATGTCCGCCGTGGCATCCCGGCCACTGCCCACACCTTGGCCAGGGGTCACACCAATCAGCGACACGCCGCTATAGGTGGCGGGAGTCATGCCAGAGCCGTTGGTGGTAACAGTCAAGGTGGCGATGGGGTTGCCCTGCGGGTACCAAAGCAGGCTGCCGTACCCTCTGAACGTGAAGCTGACCGTAGCCACGTCGCCAGCCTGGATTGACTCCTGGAAGCCTTCCACAAAGGCAATGCCGCTGTGGATCTCAGCATTATCACCACTGCCGTCCTTCACAGGCGACACCCGATAGACCCGCAGGGCAGTACCGGCTGCGCCGCCGAGCCATGCCGACTTGAGCAGCTTGTACCCCGCATCCCCCAATGCGATGTTCATGCTGGCCGGAACACTCCAGCCGATATTGGTCATCAGAGGATTTTTCCACCCGTATTCGCTGCTGTAGTCCAGCGGTGCATCGGTAGAGTCGGTACTGCCATCAATACTGGCATTGGTGAGGCTCAGAACCTGCGTCAAGCCCGAGGTAGACGTGGGCGCGGATGATGCGGTGGTGCCGAGCCCTACATACAGCTCGTAGTCGAGGGCTGTGAAATACCCGGACATGATTGACAGTCGTTTGGCTTAGCTTGCCGCCGCCAGTTCCCGCTCCTCCTCAGCCTCCAGCCATTCCATGGGCGACGGCCGCTGATCGCAGTGCAGCTCCCAATCCTGCACGTCATGCCCGATGCCAGAGGTGGCAAGCAGGGATTCCTGTAGCTCCTGCAGGCTGCAGCCGAGGGCCTCGGTGACCTGCTGCGGCGTCATGCCTGCGGCTGCCAGCTTGCGGGCCTTACTGCCCCGTTCCCGCACAACGGGGGGTGCTGCGATCTGGAACCCGTGGTCCCGCAGGTAGTGCATGATCTCGCCCTCCACGAAGCGGCCTAGGAGGGTGGAGAGCTTGTAGGGCTCACCGTTGGCAGGGTTGAGCTTGGTGGGGTCGTAGCTGCGGAAGGTGCGCAGAAACGCCACGTCCACCAGGGAGCTGATCACATCCCGCTCCAAGACTGGAAACTTCCTGGCCATCTTGGCGGTGAACTTCCAGGCAAGCCCGATGTTGGCCGCGTAGAGCTTCCCAAAGGCGCGGCGTTCCTCCCTTGTGAAGGGCCGTTCCAGGTGGTCACGTTCCCGCCACTGTTCTTCCGGCAGGCCTAGCGCCGTGAGCAGTGTGAGTTGGTTGCGGTCTTTGCGGGCCATGGCCCATCAGCCACGGAACACCCTGATGCTACCGGAACTGCCTTTGGGAACCGAAGTGGTCAATACCCCGAGCGTTCCCACCAGCGAGGGCACGACGGTGAGGCAGTTGAGCACCGTGGGCGCACCGCCTTGGCGGAAGGTCACGGACACCACGTCCACGCTGGCTGACTGCAGGCTGCTGTTGGGGATGCCAGGGATCAGCTCACCTAGTGCCGTGTTGCTGCCGCTGAGCAGGGTGGGGGTTGCCAGCAGCGCATTGGCCAGGTCAAAGGTGGCCTGTTCGATCTGTTCGGGGATGGTGGTGCTGCTGAGCGCCACGCCATCCAGGGTGATGCCGCTGCGGGGCCAGCCGAGGGCCTGGGTGGAGGATGCGCGATCCCCAATCCACTCCAGCTCGTCTAGGTAGCGGGTGGCAGAGATGACGGCACGGCCCTTGTCGTCGGTGGTGGCACTGCTCCAGGCAAGCGTGCCCAGCTGCAGATTGGCGATGGTGTCACCGCCGGCAACCGTGAGGTAGGAGTTGGCAGAGGCAGAGCCTGCCGTGGCGGTGACGGTGACGGTCATGGCTTGCGGATGGTGGAACGCTGCCGGGGCAGTCTCTTGATGCGTGCCGCGGGCTTGCTGGAGCGTGCCTGCTCACGGATGAGCGCCGATGCCCCGGAATAACGGCCGGTGCGCCCTGTGCCCGTGGTTCCGATCAGCTTGCGCGGGCCATCCTTGGACGTGATGGCAGCGCTGGGGTTGCGCTTAGGGATCGTGCCCCGAGGGGCTGACGTGAGGAACGTGTTGTCCCGCAGGACCCGGCGGCTGGTGGTGCGAGGGTTGACGGTGCGCAGCCCTGCAGCCTTGGCCTGTTGCTTCAGGGTGGGGCTGACCCTGGCGACCTTGGGCTTAATGGCCCGGCCCATCATCGCGGCAGTCTCGCGGGAGAACTGATCCACGCTGCGGCCAAAGCGCGTGCCGCTGATGGTGCCTCTGGGCTTGGCAGTGCCGCTGACAGCGTTGCGCCGCAGCCGGGGAGCGGTGACGCTGGTGCCAACCTTGGCACGCAGGGTGCGCCTGCCAGCAGCGCCACCACCGCTAGAGAAGCGCCCGCGTGAGTCCCTGGCGTAGCGGCGTGCCATCACTTCTTGCCCTTGCGCTTCGGCTTGGCAGCACCCTTGCGACCACCGCCCATGGTCTTGTAGTAGTCCTTGGCAGCCTGAGCCGTAATCAAGGAGTTGGCGGCCTTCTTGTCGTAGGGGTTGGCACGACGGGCCTTGTCGGCACGTTTCAGGTTGGCACTAGCGCGGCCTGCGGCAGTCTTGGGCCCAGCTTTCGCCTTGGGGGCAGGGGCTGGGGTCGCCTTACTGGCATACCCAGGGCCATTCATCTGCCGCGAACCGTACAGCCGGGCAACACGTCCCTTGGCAATGGTCCCCTCAGGGGCGGAGGTTCCAGGGCGACGGGAGCCAAGGTTGATTCCACGCTTCTTGGCTTTGGGCGCAGGCGCCGATGCTGCAGATTGCTGCGACTTGGCACGCACACGCGCCACCTGACGCGGGGAAACCCCGATCGTGCCCATGGATGCAGAGGTCCGGGGGCCAGAGCCCTTGCCGGTGTACATGATCCGCTTCTGATTGCGCAGACCACCGGCACGCTCTTGCGCACCCTTGCCACCGGCAAAGCCCTTGGCCTTGACCCGGCCACCAATGGCCGTGGTGCCCTTGGCCTTCAGATCAGCAGCGCGGCTGGAGTTGGCCTTGCGGGTGCCTGCAGCCTTGCTGCCGCCTCCACCGCCGCCTGTGGATGCAAACCTGCCGTTCTTGTCCCTGTTGTACTTCCTACCCCCACCCTTGGCCATTGATCTAAGACGACTGCGTTAGCTTGCCGGCGCCTGCCATAGCTTCACCGCACGATCCAGCGAGATCCGCTTCACCGGGCGCCCCTCACGGTCGCTGCCCAGCAGCTGATCCCCGATGCGTTTGCCGAAGATGGCGCGGGTGGTTTCAGGGTTGGCGCGGATCCAGTCCACGGTGGCGGCCTTGAAGCTCAGCGTGCCCTCGCCACGGTCGCCCTCGGTGGGACGCTTGGGCTCAACTCGCTTGCCCTTGGGGCTGATCATGTCCTCATTGCGCCACTTGTTCGGCAGCACGTAGCAGCGGCAATTCATGTGCGGCGACACCTTCGCCCTGCCGTCCCAGTAGGCCCCCGGCTCCCCGAACTGATACCGCTTGCCGTCCAGCCCCAGACAGATCGGGCACACGGCAGAATCCAGCGTGGCCGTCCACACCAGGCCATCCTCCCCCAGCCAATCGGGATCCGTCTCCACTTCATAGATGGCCATCTGCGCGGCGCTGCCCACCTCATGCACGCCCGTGCGGATGATTGCCTCCACGTTGTTTGAGGTCGTGCGAACAACGGCATCCGCATAGGTGGCCGCCACCTCCCCGCCCAGGTCGCTCATGCCAAGCCGGATCAGGCGCTCCATCCGGTCAGACACCATCAGAGGCACCGAGATGCGCAGGGTGTCGGCCAAGGTCTTGCCGCCCACCACCGCCTGATTGATCGCCTGATTCACCAGCCCCTGCGACGCTGCCACCGCACCGGGGTTGCTCAGCGCCCCACCGGACAACTCCACCATCTGCCGGGCGAACTCCAGCTGCTGCGCGAAGAACGGGGTCAGGGCCTGCTGGAGGGCCTCGATCTGCGGCACACCCCAAGACCGCTGAACGCTGTTGGCCACGGCTGTGACAAGGCGCCGGATCTGCTCATCACGACCCGGCCCTGGCGACATGATGCCCGAGGTGTCCAGCGTGCGTTGGATGCCGGTGAGGGTCTGGCGCAGGGCTTTGAGGGCATCCTGCACCAGCTCATCCTCTAGACGCTTCTGACTGAGAGCGTTACGGAGGAAGGCCTCAATCTGATCCGGCAGGTTGGCCTCAGCCATCCTCAGGCTCGGTGCCCGCGAACACGCGCCCGCCGCTGCCGTAGGGCACCACGTAGGCGCTCACTGCTTCGGGTAGCTCCCCGGCGGCGTTGACGTAATAGCCGAGCTTGAAGGTGGCGGGGGTGGTCACCTCGCCGGTTTCAGGGTCCACCACGGCGGGGGTGTCCACAGCCACCGCAATCTCATCGATGCACCAGGCGAACGCCGTGCCGTCCTCGCGGATCGTTTGCCCGTCCGTGCGCAGCTTGTCGGCATCCTCATCCCAGAACCCCAGCGCCTGGGCCGAGGCCTTGGCGGTGGCGTAGTTGGGGAAGCACAAAGTCACGTAGGCCATGGCGTTAGGCGGTTAGGGCTTGGAGGGTGGCGTTGCTCAGCCTTGTCGGCCAATACGCAATCCTGGAAATGGTGCCAGCCTTGACCCTGTTCAATGCACCGTGATCTGAGCCGATGTCAGCCCGCGTCAGGGCCGAAGGCATCGTGGCGGTGGCATCAGTTGCTGGAGCGGCCCCATTGAGAGAGGTTGCGAGATCGTTTGCGGCATAAGCAGCAGCGATTTGCCCCGTGACATTGGCGCTTAGACCCGTTCCTGCGGTTGCAACTCCGTCATAGGCGCCACCCGAAGCCGTGGCGAGTGACACACCGCCCGCGCTTTGAACATTCCAAGCAATTTGATTGTTGTAACTGTTATCGCTGACCCTAAACAGAAACTGGTTGCCGCCGCTAGCTGGCTGGGCCACTGCGGCTTGGACAAATGCACTGCCCTGCCCCTGGTTATACCACCCCGAGAACGCAGTGCCGGTGATCGTGGCGATGTCAGCCGACCGCGTGGCGCTGGTGCCGGTGGTGGGGATGTAACTGGTGGGGAACGCGCCGGCTTCTAGCTGGGCGCCTGTGACGTGATAACCACCCACTCCATCGGCTACATCCGACTTTATTGTCCAGTGATCTCCACGATTGCCTGGGGCAGTTGTCGTTGACGTGAATGTCCATGAGATGCGAAACCAGTCATCACGAAAGGGCTGCACTGTCCAGGCCGTGACTGTCCCACTGGGTGCAGGAGCCCCCGAAGACGGCGTGATGCTAAAGACTTCTCCGGTGACATTGCTACGCAGCCTGAACACACTGGCGCCACTCATTCGCACAAAGATGCTTTGGGTGTAGACAGTAGTATTGGCAAGCGTAGTTCCGCTTCCAAAATTAAAGCCATCTATGCTGTTGCCAGTATTTGCACCAACATTCAGCGCAAGTAAAGAGGCAGTAGTGCCGCCAAGTGGGGTTGATATGCTGACAGACGTAAGTGTTGCATTAGCTATTCCGTAGTTATTCGCGCCAAGGATCGCATCGCTGTACGTTTTCAGATTTGCCCTCTGCTCCTCCACCAGCAGCCCCAGGCACGCGCCCGTGGTGGGGTCATGCTGGAACCGGGGCACGTCGTTGGCAACGGTTTCGATCAAGCCTGTGGGGCCCACCACGGTGGCATTACTGGCCCGGGTGAAGGTGACCAGCGATTGCCCGGTCACCGCATCGCGCAGGCTCCGGTTTGCCGCAAAGCGCAGGTCAAGGCTCGGCACCCTCTGAGCACGCTGCCACAGCGGATCACGCACCCACCCCGGCGTCACAATCCCCCGATAGCCAGGCTCCACCATGCTCACCATGACCGATAGCCCGAGTCCAGAGCGTTCACGCGCAGCTCATACACCTCGCTGTTGGCACCGGGGGTGAAGGTGCCGAGGGTCTGTAGCTGCGCCCAGAGGGTATTGGTGTTGTTGGCAAACCGAACGAGGATCCCCGCGTAGTCAACCTGGCTGACCAGCGTGCTGCCGAAGTCCTGGGGCGCCGGTAGGTCAAGGAACCCGATGTAGGGATCCCGATCTGCGGCAACCAGATCAAAGACAGCGTTATCGGCAATCGCCGTGGGCGATGACGTGTAGAAGTGCAGCCGGAAGTTGCTCATCCCGCTCGGGATGCTGGCAACGTGGATCTGCAGCCGCACCGACTGGATCTGAATGAACCCGCCCGGCTTACCAAGGTTTGTGAACGAGTGGATGGCACTGGTCGTGGTGCCCACCACGTCATTGGCCGTGTACTGGGTGGTGTTTGCCGGCCGCGTGAACTGACGCACCGACCGATAGGATCCGAAATCAGTGCCCATCTTGTTCCTTGGCGATCAGCCGTCTGCGGCGTGGTTGTCTCTTAGGTTGCCGATCCTCCACCGGATCAGCTTGCGGCTCCACAGAGAAAGAGGCCGCAGCCTCTGCCTGGGTGGCAGAGATTGCAGCCTCGATCTTGTGCCGCCGGAAAGCGGTCAGACCCATTGGATCACTTGCGGTAGTAGATCACGGTGGAGCTGGTAGCCACGCGGCCGATGAAGGTCGCGGAGCTTGCAGCAGCCACGGTGCCCGAGCCGGTCACGGTGACGCCAGTGGCGTTGGCCGTGAAGGTGATGGCATGGGTAGCACCGGCCAGGTTGACGACGGTCACCTCAAAGGTGCTGCCGACCCGATACTCCCCAAGCTCGGCAATGATTGCCGGGCCAGTGGCAGTGGTCACCGCACGCCCCGTGGTGGGGGTCATGGTGACGACGCTGTGAATCGACTGCGCGGCAGTCAGCTCAGTGTCAGCGTTGGAAGCGGCCAGCAGGGTGCGGCCATTCAGCGCCCGATCAAACGGGGGCTGTTCCAGGTGGAATTGTCCAGCCATTGTCAGTTACCTCAACCGTACAGGGGGCAGGTGCTGACGATGTTCGCCACACCGATGTTCTTCTTGTCGAAGACCTTGGTCCAGGAGGCCGAGGCTTCCAGATCAGACGCGCCGGGGTTGGCAGCGCCTGCGTAGGAAGTGCCCAATGCATGAAAACATTGGTCCCACTGAACTTTAATGACGTCCTCTCCTCCCGACGTCAGGATGTCGCGGTCGGTCTCGGTACGCACCGGAGCCTGGTAGCCCATGCCGATGGCGCCGGGCTTGAAGATATAGGTTCCATACTTGTAGGAACCGGGCGAACCAGCACGGGGGGCATCGTCGGAAACGATGACGCGCTTGCTGCCGAACACGGGCACGGTGGACTCACCAGTGAAAGCACCGGAGAAGTCGCCGTTGACGGCGTTGCTGGCAGTGATGCTGCCGGCAGCGATGGTGGAGGCCGTAATGCCAGGCAGCTCCTTGGCGTTCACGTAGTTGATCATCTCGCGCACCCGCAGGTAGGCGTAGATATCAGGGTGAACGACCATGATGCCGTAGTTGTCGGCATCCTCGCCCAGCAGCAGGTCAGCACGGACGACGTGGGAGACAGAGAAATCGGTCTCACCGGAGCCGCCGGCGTCAATGCTCATGCTGGTGAGGGCATAGGCGCTGTTGCTGGTGCCAGGGACGCCGAACAGACCCTTGAGGGTGCTCAGCAGACGGGCCTGCTGGGCGTTGGCGACGTACTGGGCAACCTTCTGACCGATGGCTTGCATCGGGTCATTGGCGGAACCCACAGCGAGCTTCACCAGCTCGGAAGCGCCCCATGCCTGGATGGCGTGGTAGACGACGCCGGTCTGCTTGGTAGAGCCCAGCTTGTTGACGGTGGCCTGCACGCCCTCAGCGGGAACCTGCAGGGTGCCGCCAAGGTTGGCGTTCCAGTTGGGGATCTGGAAAGTATCGCCCTTGGTGATGTTGGCGCTGATGACGGGGTTGGTGTCAACAAGGCCGCTGGTCAGGAAGGCACTGCGAAGGGTGGTCTGCTCAGAGATGTAGTCCGAAAACGGATTGAGGATCTGAGCGTCCGCCCGGTAGGTGAAAGCCATTGCTCTCTACGGGATGGGGAACGGATGGCCACAAGCCTGCGGGCGGCACAGCCGGCCCAGTTGTCAATAGTGTGCCATGAAATCAGCCACGCGCATTGATAGCGTCGGCTTCACTCTTCAACTGAGCGGCCAACAGCGGATTGATCCGCACTAGGCGGTCTTGCTCGGTGAGGTTGTAGGACGCACGCACCCACGGGTTGTTGGTGCCGGTGGGGAGGGAGGTGGCGACGCTGCCGCCCACGGGCGCCCCGGTGCCACGGGCCTGCGGTTCCTTCAGGTAGTGGCGGGGGAGGTTGGCGCGTGCCCAGTCGGCAATGGGGATCCGCTCCAGGCCGTTCACCACCACCGGGCCTGATGCGCCGTGCTCGATCTGCTCAGGCTTGAGCTTGCCGGTGGCAAACACGTCATCAGGGTCGTGGACGATCTTCGACAGCTCAGAGGATGCAGGGCTGATCAGCTCCAGGTCACGGATGCGGGCAGTGAGCCGGTCAATCTCTTTCCTGAGCGCAGCGGTGTCGGTGTCGTACTGCTGCTGCAGCTGCTGGCGAAGCTCCGCGAAGTTGCCGGCCTCTTCCAGCTTGGCCTGCTCGGTCTTGCGGCGAAACTCGATCAGCTCCTGCACGTCCACGCCATCGGGGACCTGGGAGGCCTTGGCCTTGGCTTTCTTGGCTTCGTCGAGCAGCTCGCGGTTCTTGGCGCGAAGGCGTTCGAGTTCTTCGGCAGCGGTGTCGGTGCTGGGGGTTTGCTCCACAGGAGCGAGATTGTCGGACATGCCCACAGGGCTGGTGTGCCCCGTAGGTTGCCTACTGCGGCAGCTCGTTCATGCCTGCCTGCAGCATCTGCTCCTGCTGCTGCATCCGTGCCTGCTGCTGCGCCTCGGTGGCCTGTAGTTCCTCGTCAACGCTGAACTCGTCGCCCATCCATCCGCCCTTGTCCAGCAGCTGCAAGAGCTTCTCCTGCGTGATGCTGCCGTTCAGGTTGAGGGCAAT